CCGGGCGTACGGCCTCCGGCCTGTCCATGCTGATGGACGCGGCCAACAAGGGCCTGAAGGGCGTGGTGTCCAACATCGACACCCACATTTTCACCCCGCTGCTGACGAAGCTGTACAACCACAACATGCTGTATGCCACGGATCCAACCATCAAGGGCGATGCGCAGGTGATGGCGCAAGGTGCGGTCAGCCTGATGCGGCTGGAGAGCCTGCAGCTGCGCCGCAACGAGTTCCTGCAGGTCACGAACAACCCGGTCGATACGCAGATCACTGGCCTCGAAGGCAGGGCGGAGGTGCTGCGCGCCGCGGCGGATGGACTGGAGCTCAACACCGACAAAATCGTGCCACCGGAGGATCAGCTGCAGCAGCGCACGCAGCAGCAAGCCGCCATCGCGGGGATGGCACAGGGGCAGCAGCGCGGCGTCGGTAGCGGCGAGCAGCTCATGGACGGCTCGGCTGTGACGGACAACTTCTCGCCGAACAGCATGACGCCGGCGTAAGAACTTGACACCGTTGGTGTTTTGGTGAACATTGAAGGCGATGGGAACTGAGGTGAGGTTAAAAGAGCAACAGCTGAAAGCCTTTCTGGCGCTGAGGGGCGGAGACGTTCATCAGGCTTTGGAGGAGCAGCTGGCCGCAGTGCAGGACACGTTGGTAAGTTCGCAGGACGGGACGATAGTTCGGCAACTGCAAGGCGACGCTCGCCGCATCAAGGATATCTTGTCGCTGATAGACGGTACCAGCCGTCAACACGCTACACCCGGAAAGCGCCGATGAAGGCGGCACTGGGGCCCGAAGGAAAGTACTCGACAGGGTGGCACTGGATGGGAACCGGAAAGCGCCGATGAAGGCGGCACCGTAATAGGAGCGAGAAATGGCAAAACCAAGGGCAGTACGACAGGCAGCAGAGGCCGCGGACGCGCTGATCGCCAGTCAGAGCGAGACCGCTGAACCGACGACTGTGGGCGACGACGGCGTAGCCGACACGGCGCACCTCAGTGTAGTCGAGAACCAGCCCCCTGCCGAGCAGACCCCGCCGGAGACTACCAATGAGCCTCCCGCTGACACCGTCGAGGGCCTTCGGGGACAACTCGAAAAGGTTTCCTACGAGCGGGATCAGATGGAGGAGCGCTGGCGTGCTCTGGACGGCATGCTTCGTACGACCAACCAAAAGCTCGAGGGCCTGCGCGCAATCATCGCGAACTCGCAGGCACAGGGAGAGCAGCCCGGCGACGCCGGCACACCCGAGGCCACAAGCCAAGGTGCTGCCCCGCCGCCCAAGGCGGATGTCTCCCTGCCGGAGGGCACCTACGGCGCGGCCGATGAGGACCGCTTCGGCGCCGATCTCTGTGAGTTCGTCGTCAAGCAGATCCATGCAGTCGTCGGCCCCGCCGTGAAGGATCTCGCCCGGCAGATGGAAGGCATGGGAGCTTCAGTGGAGAACACCTCGAAGGTGGTCGCCCTGAGCCAGCATGATCGATTCGAGGCCCAGCTGGACAAGCTGGAGCCGAGGTGGCGCCGTATCGACGCCGACCCGAAGTTCATCGAGTGGCTGCAGGGCGACCCGCTCTACGGCCCCGCGTTCCAGAAGGCTGTGCACGAGCTTGACGGCGCTGCGGCAGCACGGGTGTTCGACGCCTACGTTAAGGAGGCGGGCGACCCCGAGGCTGACGCGGAGGCTGCTGAGTCCCGGCGCCGGCGCGAACTGGAGCAGCAGGTGGCTCCCGACACCTCCCGCGGCGACACGACCGCCGCTCGACCCGCTGGTGAAGGTCAGCCCAAGGTGTGGAAAATGTCGGAGATTCGCGCGGTGTACGCAGACATCCAGCGGCCCAAGGGCCAACGGAAGTACACCCCCGAGCAATTCGACGCTCTTGAACGCGACATCGCCGCGGCGCAGGCCGAAGGGCGAGTCGAATACGACTGATCTGGGAGTAACGGAAAATGGCTTACCCACGCGTACCGGGCCAGCCGAACTACTCGGGGACTTTCATCCCCGAGGTATGGTCGGCCAAGCTCATCGACAAGTACTACGACGGCACTGTGCTGACGGACATCTCCAACACCGATTACGAGGGCGAGATCTCCTCGATGGGCGACAAGGTGATTATCCGCACCGTGCCCACGCTGGATATTCACGACTACGAAATCGGCCAGACCCTGCAGCACCAGCGCCCCGAGGCGCCGACGATCGAGCTTCTCATCGACAAGGGCTTCTACTGGAGCACCATCATCGATGACATCGTCGAGAAGCAGCAGGACATCGACCAGATGAACCTGTGGGCCGAGGACGCGTCCGAGCAGATGAAGATCAAGCTCGACACGCGCGTGCTCGCCGGCATGATCCCCGACGTTCACGTGCAGAACCAAGGCGCGAACGCAGGGCGTATCTCCGGCAACATTGATCTCGGGTCGACCGGTTCGCCGCTGGGCATCACCAAGACCAACGTGCTGGATACGATCCTGTACCTCGGTCAGGTGCTGGACGAGCAGAACGTCCCTGAGACGGGCCGCTTCCTGCTCATGCCGTTCTGGATGACTACGCTTCTGAAGATGTCCGACATCAAGGATGCGTCGCTCACCGGGGATGGCTCCAGCCCGCTGCGGAATGGCCGGGTCGGTGTAATTGACCGGTTCATGATCTACAACAGCAACCTGCTGCCGCGGTACACCGACGGCTCCGACACTACGTACCACGTGATCGCAGGTACGAAGGCGGGGCTGACGTTCGCCACGCAGCTGACGAAGACCGAGGATCTGCGCGCTGAGTCGACCTTCGGGCAGATCATGCGCGGCCTGATGGTCTACGGCTACAAGGTGGTCAAGCCGGAAGCTCTGGCACTCGGCTACGTGACGAAAGGCTAAGGCCGGGAGATAGACAATGGCTAACATCGACAAGTACAGCAACGGCGACCCGATCATTCGGGCCGCCGGCAGCAACAACGCTGGTGTGCCGGATCACGTCATCCTGCGCAACACCATCAACATGGCTCACACCGACGGTGCGGCCATCGCTGACACTGTGGACCTGCTGGAGATCCCGGCTAACACAGTGGTCACCGATGTGTTCCTCGAGGTGATCTCCGGCGAGGCCACGGTCACGCTGGCCATCGGCGTCACCGGGGACGACCCGGACGGCTTTATTGAAGCCACGACGCTGGTGACCGACGCGGTTACTCGCGCCGACGGGGCCTACATGGTGGATGTTGACGGCGACGTGGCGAAGGCTCCGTTCTTCGCTGACGACACCATGCTCACGGGTCTGGTGGCTGCTGCCGCCCTGACCGCTGCCGAGTTCAAGGTGACGGTCGTCGGGTACAACATCGGCTAACCTGATGGGGGGCTTCGGCCCCCCCTGCTTCTCACAAGGAGAGCGTCATGACAGTGAAGAAACCCGCTCAGCGCATGCTGAAGAACCGCAAGACCGGCGTGGTGTTCCCATACAACCCCGATCTGGCGCGGCACCCGGATATGGATGACATGCAGACTGTCGACGAGCAGTTTGCCGAGGCCAAGCGCACGCGTAAGCGTAAGGGCCCGGTGCGCAGCCGCAAGAAGGCTGCCGCAAAGACCGAGGAGAACACCGAGACCCCGGTCGATGGCGAAGGTACCGAAGCAGGTGCAGCCGCTGGTGAGGACGAGAGTGACGACCCGCTGGCCGGCCTCACCGAGCAGGACCTCGAAGGTCTCGAGGATGTATGAACCTCGGCGATCTGCGAGGCCACCTGCGGGCGGAGGTCCTTAGAGACACCGCCCTCCCTCAGCTCTGGAGTGATTCGGAGCTAACGACCTACCTCAATGAGGCGTACGTCGCGTTCTGCCGCCGTACGCACCTTCTGGTCGACGCGGAGTCCGACTTCACGACCTTCGACACCGTTGCCGGCACGGCGCGATACGCGCTCGATCCGCGCGTCCTACGCATCAACCGGGCGGGCATCCTCGGCACGGACAACTACCAAGAGCTGGACACGGGCACCCGGCACCAGATCCCGGTGACTCACCGCGGGGGCCGGCCGGTGGCGTTCACGACGCAGACGGGTATCGACGTCGGTACGCCCGGCGCCGCCCAGATCCTGTTCTACCCGATCCCGGATGACGTGTACACGGTCGTCATGGAGGTCGCGCGTAAGCCGCTGTCTCCGCTGGCCGCGGCCGCAGACGAGCCTGAAATCGACGAGGACTACCATCTGGCTCTGTGCGACTACGCGGCGTGGCGAGCGCTCTCGAACAACCGGCCCGAAGGCGCTAACATGCAGGCAGCACGGCCGTTCCGAGAGGCTTTTGACCTGATCGTGCGGGACGCGAAACGCAACATCGCGCTGCTGCGCGCCGGCCATCACCCGCGAGCAGTGGCGAATTGGACCGGTAAGGTTCGGAGGTAAGCATGGCG